TTGTAGCCCGTGAGTATGAAGTCACTCAGCTTGTACAGTTACTACAAACCATGCCAGCAGATTCACCTCTGTACCTATCGTTGATTCAGTCAATCATAGACAACATGAACCTGTCTAACAGAGAAGAGTTGATAGCTAAACTTACTGAAGCTAGTCAGCCTAACCCTGAAGCACAGCAAGCAGCTCAGGCAGCACAGCAGGTACAGCTTGAGTTCCAGCAGTCACAGACTAACGCACTCAATGGACAGGCTGCTGAGTCACAAGCAAGAGCGCAGAAGCTAACAGTAGAATCCCAAGCTATTCCTGTAGAACTAGAGAACGCTAGACTTAAAGCTGTTACTACTAATCTACAGGCTGGAGATCAGGACGACAAAGAGTTTGAAAGGAGAATCAAAGTAGCTAACACGCTTCTTAAAGAACGTGAGATAGCTGTAAAGGAGCAGTCTAATGGTTAGTAGTCGTGAATTAGAAGCAGTAGTAACTCAGGTCAATGCTGAGTTTGAAAGACTTAACGCACGAGTAGCGGAGTTAGAGAACAATGCCAAAGAAAAAAGACCCACGCCTAGCAAGAGTGGGAGTAATCGGGTTCAACAAACCGAAGAGAACGCCTAGTCACCCAACCAAGTCTCATGTCGTTGTAGCTAAAGAAGGCGACAAGGTAAAGACTATTAGGTTTGGTCAACAGGGTGTTAGTGGTGCTGGCAAGTCTCCTTCAACACCTAAAGAAAAAGCCAGAAAAGCATCATTCAAAGCTCGTCACGCTAAAAATATAGCAAAAGGAAAGATGAGTGCAGCTTACTGGGCTGACAAGGAAAAGTGGTAATGACAAAAGTTAATGCAGAAAAGTTAGACACAATCTTTTTTATCATTCAGAACACTCAAGGTAACTGGACAAACGAAGAAGTCATGGATATGTACTACATGATTGAAGCAGAGTTAGAACCTTTTGTAGAAGAAAAAACTAACCCACTATCTATTGTTAGCAAGGAGACACATTGATGTACGGCTCTAAGAAGAAAAAGAAAAAAGTAAAAAAGTAAACCAAAACGTGTCGACGCCAGCGACATAAGATCAAAACGTGTCGATAAAACTGCAATTTATAAACATATGAACAAAGAACTAGAAGACTATTACAACAACTTCTTTGAATTGTTTAGAACTAACGGCTGGAAACAGTTGATGGAAGAACTAAACAACAACATAGAACAAACAGATAATTTAGAAACTGTTAAAGACGAACAAGACCTTTTCTTTAAGAAGGGACAACTTGCAGTCTTCAAGAGTTTTACTAACTTGGAGCTAGTCATAAGGACTGCTCAAGAACAGGCAGAGTTTGAGGAGGAATCCGAAGATGATGCTATTTGACTTTAAGTGTAACTCACAACACGTTACAGAAAAGCTAGTCAAGTCTGACACGACAGACATTGAATGCCCTGTATGTGGTGATGAAGCACTTAGGCAAATATCTCCTGTTCGCTCAAAGCTAGACCCTATCTCTGGGGACTTTCCTGGAGAGACAATGAAGTGGGCGAAGCAGCGACAACAGCAGATACAACTCGAAAGAAAGACAAGCGAATAGCCCTTTCTACTTAATCCCCTTATGGGGAACCCAGCCAATTTCCACAATGTTTAAGCACGGAGTTTAATAATGGCTAAATTTTTAGATGAGCGTCCCGCAGAGGATGATGACTCTATCACTGAGTCCTTTGAAGAAACTGAAGAGTTTCAAGAAGAGGTAAACTCAGTACCTGAAAAGTATCAGAACAAATCAATCGAAGAGCTAGTACAAATGCACCAAGAGGCTGAGAAGCTGGTTGGTAAACAAAGCTCCGAAGTTGGTGAACTTAGAAAGGTAGTAGACGAATACATCCATCAGCAGACACAACTCACACAGCAAATGAATGAACCTGTCGAAGAAATAGACTTCTTCTCAGAGCCAGACAAAGCTGTAAGCAAGGCGATAGAAAACCATCCGTCTGTTAGAGAAGCGAAGCAAGTAGCACAAGAGTACCGAAAGACAACTGCTCTTTCACAACTCCAGTCTAAACATCCAGAGATGAATACCATCTTGCAGGATGAGAAGTTCTTAGAATGGATTAAAGGTTCTAATGTGCGTACGAGACTTCTGCAACAGGCAGATCAGCAGTTTGATGTAGAAGCAGCAGACGAGCTTTTCTCTACTTGGAAAGAACGTCAGCAGATGATTGGTACTACAGCAGACGCTGAGAAGTCGCAACGTAAACAGCAAGTCAAAGCTGCATCCACTGGTAGTTCAAGTGGTAGTGGTGAAAAGGCTTCAAGAAAAATCTATAGAAGGGCAGACATTATTAATCTTATGAGAACTGACCCTGCCCGCTATCAAGCTCTTTCGGATGAAATTCTAAAGGCTTACGCAGAGGGAAGGGTTAAAAGCTAAACTATTAGGAAACTATTATGGCTCTTACAACTTCCACATACCCAGCAATGGGTGGCACTGTTGATAATACTTCAGCAGCAACTTTTATCCCAGAAATTTGGTCTGACGAGGTAATTGCTGCCTATCAGAAGAACCTTACTCTGGCTAACCTTGTTACCAAAATGTCTATGTCAGGCAAGAAAGGTGACACTCTACACATCCCTAAACCCATCCGTGGTCAGGCTAATGCCAAAGTGGCTAATACGGCTGTTACTCTCCAGCAGGATACTGAAAGCGAAGTTGCTATCACTATCGACAAGCACTTTGAGTACACTCGTATGATCGAGGACATCACTGACGTTCAGGCTCTGGCTTCTCTGCGTAACTTCTACACAGGCGATGCTGGCTACGCTCTGGCTAAACAGGTTGATGATGATCTGTTTGCTCTGGGTAAGTCTCTGGGTAACGGTGACGGCTCTGACTGGACTCACAGCAATGTTTACTACCCTGACGCTTCTACTGGTCTGACTGCTTACGCTGTTGACACTGTAGCTGCTGCTGACGTATTCACTGATGCAATCTTCCGTGACTTGATTCAGCTTGCTGATGACGCTGACGTTCCTATGGACGGCCGTGTTTTCTGCATTCCCCCAAGTCTGCGTAATGCTATCATGGGTATTGATCGCTATGTGTCTTCTGACTTCGTAGATGGTCGTGGTGTTTCTAACGGGCTGATTGGTAACCTGTACGGTATTGACGTATATGTTACTTCTAACTGTCCTGTTATTGAAACTGCTGGTGACAACTCTGCTGGCGGTGCTGTTAAAGCATCTATGCTGGTTCACAAGGACACTCTGGTTCTTGTTGAGCAGGTTGGTGTTCGTTCACAGACTCAGTACAAGCAGGAGTTCCTTGCTAATATGTACACTGCCGATACTCTGTACGGTACTGGTGTGCTACGGGCTGACTCTGGTTTCGTACTAGCTGTTAACGGCTAAGCATTTCCCGTAGGGAAAGCAAGAAGAGTAAGACGGGGGTGTAAAAGCCCCCGCATCTTTAATATTTAAGAATACGGTAGGCAGGACTAAATGACTGATTATACTAAAGCTACAAACTTTGCTACAAAGGACTCTCTGCCTTCAGGTAATCCTGCTAAGATCGTTAAAGGCACGGAGATTGATACAGAATTTAATAGTATAGCTACTGCTATAGCTACAAAAGCTAACAGGGCTTCTCCAACATTTACAGGTACATTGACAGCAGCAGACATGGCTGTTAGTGGAAACTTAACGGTAACAGGCGATGCAACAATATCTGGCAATCTTACTTTTGGTGATGCTGCTACAGACACGATTAACTTGGCTGCCGACATTGCGTCCAACATACTGCCATCTGCTGACAATACCTACGACATTGGTGCTATTGGCGCAGAGTGGAAAGACCTCTATATCAATGGTGTTGCGTATGTTGATTCTATTGATTTTGCTGGCACTAGTATTACCGCTACTGGTGTTGAACTTAACACCCTAGACGGTATCACAGCTAACGTCACAGAACTTAACTATACTGATGGCGTTACCTCTAACATACAAACACAGCTTGATAATAAACAACCTCTCAGTGCTGTTCTAACAGCCACCACAGCGTCTTTTACGACTGCTGATGAAACTAAACTAGATGCAATAGAAGCTGGTGCTACAGCAGACCAGACAGCCTCTGAGATACTTACTGCTGTTAAGACAGTAGACGGTACTGGCTCTGGTTTAGACGCAGACCTGCTTGACGGCAATGAAGCCACAGCGTTTGCTACTGCTGCTCAGGGTACACTGGCTGACTCAGCATTACAGTCAAGTGACATAGGCGTAAGTGTACAAGGCTACGATGCAACGATATTAGTTGATGCCGACATAGGCGTAAGTGTACAAGGCTATGACGCTACGATATTAGTTGATGCCGACATTGGTGTGAACGTA